TCGAGTTCTTTTCTTTTGAACTCCAAGTACATTGCTTCTTCTTCTTTAGATACCTTACCGTCTCCGTTAGTATCAGCGGGATGTATATTATCAGACATCTTAATCTTCCTTCTTCCATATAGTCCATGCACCGTATGCAATAAGACCCCAGCCGATTAATGATGTTGGTATTAATATCATAACAATACCTCCACCAATAGCAACTGCTCCATCTAATGAAGTCCTTTCCTTTAGTCTTGATTTGATAAAATCCACTTGATCACCTCCTTTTTATTTTAATTAAAAACTCTTTAAATGTTTCTTACAGTATACATTGTAAATTATAAGAAACAATTACTTACTAAATTGAACAGACGCACCACAACCGCACTGAGTTTCCTCGAGTGGATTAATGATTCTAAATTGTTCGCTAAAACCTTCCTTCACAAAATCTATCGTAGCATTTTCGAAGTAAGGCTTACTTGCTAAATCAATAACGATTTTAAATTTACCGTAGGCTGTTATAGTATCATCGTTGCTAAGCGTATCAGTCCAATCAAACAGATACTCGTAACCATTACAACCACTAGGCTTAACACCAACTCTGATATATTGCTTGCCGTCTTCCGCTGCTTTCTTAGTCGCCTGAGATATTGCTGCATCAGTTAATAACATCAGTTATCGTGAAACTAATTTAAGAATCTTTTTCAGATCTTCAGGACTTCTACCTATAAGATTCTGAAACTTGACTTTGTCATTAGGCTTCTTGAGTAAATCAAATCCTTTAAGGATCTTATCAGCTTCATCGCCTTTTAACTTTATTGACTTTTTGTTAGCAAATGTAATAGTACCAGAACCAGTGTCGAGTACCTTACGCAGCTGTGTAATAGGATTAAACTTAGATGCACCAACGTCAGCAGCTGTAGCTCGCTCGTCAGGCTTATCTAATTCCTTCTTGAAATCAGGATCGCGTTTTAGATCACGAAGTGCGTCTGCTCTGGCGTTTTCGTTAACCATGTTATCTACGTGTTTAGCAAGCATCATAGATTGTATTTGAGTTTGGATTGACATTACTTTTTCTTCCTTTGAGTTTTTTCAAAACCGTCTAATCTTTTTTCGATAGCGGTAATAGTTTGTTTAATTTCTGTTAGATCAACTCTTTCGTGAGATAGTGTTTCAAGCTGTTCCAGTCTATCTTCAATAGTGTCAATCTTCATTGTTATTTTAGGATACTTCTTTCTCCATACATCAGGATCAGTTTGTAACCAAGTCCAACCCCAGCGAATTGCTAACATTTCCAAAAAGGAATCAAATTTAGCAACTCCCCATTGAGCCATTCGTGTATCTTTAAACCAGAATAAGAATGCCGCACCAAGTAGTGAACCAAGGATTGCTGTATAGATCCACAAAGTATCTGAGGTTAGCTTGTCTAGTAAGTCAATCATTATTCGCCGTCCTTAGTATACTGTTTATAGTTAGACATGCTGTGATCATACAATCCGTCAAAAGGTTGCCCCTTTCTTAGCGCAGTCCACTTACCACGGAACTTGTCTTTCAGCTTTCTCCACCAAGCAAGATTCTTGAAGATACCGTTATAGTTAAAATACATAACAGTACCATGATGTCTATAACCCATAAACCACATAGGAACGGTTGTTACCAAATCATTGTTATTAACAAAGCGATAATGCGTAACGTGTGCAATAGAATCTACGAACTTCTTATTACCAACTCTTGGAGAACCAAAAGTATATAGTGTAAGTTGTTTACCTTGTAAGTGCATTCTTGAAGCAGCGATAGTTGCCATTGCGGCTCCTAACGAATGACCACATACAGTAATCTTTTTATCTCGATGGCTTTTATTAATAAACTTAATTATTTGGTCCCATAACTGATTAACTTCGTTTTGAAATCCATTATGTACCCAACCGCCAATCTGTGCTTTATCAGGCCATATATTTAAATCAGCTTTAAGATCATTAAACTCTGTTGGTTCAGTACCACGAAAGGCCAAAACAACTTCATTTTTATTCCAACCAACATGTGCTTGAGCGCCGGATTTCTCGAAGAACTTATGTCCTGTTAATCCAACGGTCTTAAAAAGTTTCTTTGCTTCTGCTGCGTCTTCGTATGCCCATGCCGATAAATTGGCCATACGGTGTGCTTCTACCTTTACATCACTAAATATTACTTTATCCATTATTCTGTCTCCATTTAAGTATTCTACAAGTTCTGGTTTTATTTATAAATAGTATCGTATATGGTAAACAGTTATCATATCATTTATTATTACAGAGGTGAAGAATGTCAAACAATTTAAAAGAACTAACCCGCGCCCATCACGATAACGCAGAAAGAACAGAGTTTGCAGATATGCTATTGGGTGGTGGAATCAGTCCTAGACTATATCAAGAATACCTACACGCCCAACTATCAAATTACAGAGTCCTAGAAGGCGCAGTTGCTGTACCTATGGAACTCGAACCAATTTTTAGATCCGCGGGGATCGAAGAAGATCTTCAAGAAATCGAAGCACTATACGACTTAGAAGAAATTGAAGAAGATCTTACATCAACAAAAGAATACGCTAAACATATTAGTACCCTCGTTGAGAAAAAAGATAACGATGGATTACTTGCCCATTTATATGTTAGACATTTTGGTGATGCTCATGGCGGTCAAATTATTAAACGTAATGTCCCTGGTGCAGGTCTTATGTATGAATTTGAAGATCGTAAAGATCTAATCGCATTAACAAGAACATTGTTACACGACGGTATGGAAACAGAAGCAAAGAACTGCTTTGAATATGCAGAACGATTGTTCCATGAATTAATTGAACGTTTCCATAACAACGCTGGAGATTATGAACCTGAAGATTACGCGTTAGCACGGAAAATGGGAAGCTTTGAGGAAGAGTAATGGTTGTTGATAGCGAACTATTTGATACATTAAGAAAACTTGCTGCTACATTAATTAATGAATTCGATACTGCGATGGAAAGAGTTGAGAATCCAAAACATGTAGCAGACCTAGATGGCTGGAGAGATTATTTTTGGGAGAGTAAAACTATTCGTAAAGCTCATCTAAAAACGATTGAACCTGTTGGTAAGAATAAGTTGTGGTTGATGCATATCAATATCTTTCCACACTTTGATTCTGATCTGCCTATCTTTGGTCTAGATATTGTTGCGAATCCTAAAAAGGTTAGTGGTTGCTTTTGTGACTACTCTCCAGTTGATGAATCGCAAACAGTTAACCATCCTTATATGATTAAGTTTAGAACTATGACTAAAGATTATGAATGGAAGAAAGCTAGAGTAATGCCTGATTGGGCTCTCGAGATATTCTCCCCAGATATCGTTGGTGCTGGTGCAATTAAGAATGGCGATGAGACAGCTCAGTTAACCGACATGGCTTTGTCATTAACTAGATTCTATTTTGCTGAGATGGATAAACCGATTTATAGACAACGTGTAATAAACTCTAAGGAAGCCCAGAACAAGTATTGTAAGAATCAAAAGTTAAATCGTATGTTGCATAGTTCTATTTTATCTATGGGAATCTCTGAGGAACGTAAAAACGAGTACGTTAATAACGTTTTATTTGAGGAAATCGACTGATAGAGATATATCATTTTGTAATATAATCTATAACGAAATATAATGGAAAGATATAGCAGTTTTTGCTTTAGTCTGGTATATATACAGTTGTATAGAATTGAATATGGTGGACATGGAAAAATTGTTTAATTATATTCTCCTATGCAACATATTTCTATTGACAAATAGGTGTTGATAGATTATAATAGATACTTAATTAAACAATAATCCTGGAGATTAAACAATGACTGCTGTATGCAACATGGTGGGGGTAAATGAAAACTTTATCTAACACTATCGACAACCTGAAAGAAAACGAACGAGTTTGCTATTTTTGTAACATGGTTAATTCCATCATGCAAATAACCCTTCCTCTCGCATTGCCATTCCTCGTAATAATGGCTGCATCTAACGCTTCATGAAATTAAAATCATAAAGCTATTGACATCCCAACAAAACTGTGTTATAATATATCGGTCAAGTCGCAATTTAGCCTCTTGACCGAATTTCTAATAAAAATTCGAAATAATTTAATTATCCATTGACATTCTATGTCAACTATGGTATAATGGTACTATAAATTGATAAACACATCAACTAATCTAAAATATCTATTGACATTCTATGTCAAGTGTGATATAATGGTACTATAAATGGATAAACCAATTAATACAGAAGAGGATAAGTCAATGGCAGTATTAGCACTAACACCTGACAAGATCCACCACGAAATTGCTCGACATATATCCAGAGGTGTACCTTATATAGACGCGCTTGTTGATTTTGCAGAGAAGAACGAAATTGAAATTGAAACAGTCGCCCAAATAGTAAAGAAGTCTTCCGTATTGAAAGAGAAGATTAGAACTGAAGCAGTTAATTTGAGAATGGTGAAGAAAGAAGATGGAATCGAAGATATCACAGACTATTGCGAGCGATGAATCGTTTAATGCTTACGTTAAATTTTTGGCGTTAAGAAAACATTTTTCAACCGAGAGCTACGATTATTTTAAATATAATGGTAAGGTCCGAGCAAATAGAGATACCTTTATGTCTCGACCTGATGCATATTCTTTTGCTAAATTGGCAAAGAGAGATGACTACGAAGGTTTAATCGTTAGTAATCTTTTAATAAATAAATCAGTCTGGGTACGTGATCTACTTGATAGTGAATGCGAAGCCAGACATACAAATTGGAAGAAGAGGAAGGAGTCGTTAGGCTACATCTTCAAATCCGAGCTTGCTCATCTTAAGGATGAATACAAGCAAAACTTTATATCAAAGGACGGACAACATCCTTATGTTATGACTTTATTGTTACAACGACAGATTAGTTTGGAGACATTTACTATTCTTTCTCACAGTGCGAATATATTTTCATACTGGCAAGAAAAAGTAGTTGACAAACACGTATCTTTTGATATAATAAACAAATCTAAAAAGTACAAACCCTTTTTGGATTATAATGAAGAACGGTTCGCGAAATTAATCAAGAATCACTATTCACTTTAACGTAATACAAACTACGCAATATAACGCTATACATTCAGGAGAATATACATGGCACAGACAGATTTTAACTCACTCAAGAAAAACCGTACAAAGACCCTCGATAAACTGAATTCTCAGTTAGAGAAAATTTCTACAAAATCTTACTCAGATCCTAATGCAGGAAAGTTCTGGAAACCAACTAAAGATAAAGCAGGGAATGGCTTCGCAGTTATTCGATTCTTGCCGGCGTCTGTTGGCGAAGAAATGCCTTTCGTTAGAATATGGGACCACGGGTTTCAAGGACCAACAGGACTTTGGTATATTGAAAACTCGCTAACTACTCTCAACCAAGATGACCCAGTATCTGAGTTTAACTCAAAGCTGTGGAATTCTGGTGTTGAATCCGATAAAGAAGTTGCACGTAAGCAGAAGCGTCGCCTTAAGTATACTGCTAACATCTATATCGTTAAAGACCCTGGTAATCCAGATAACGACGGCAAAGTTTTCATGTATCAGTTTGGTAAAAAGATCTTCGATAAGTTGAATGATCTAATGAATCCAACCTTTGAAGATGAAGCAGCAACCAACCCGTTTGATTTTTGGGAAGGCGCAAACTTTCGTTTGAAGATTCGCAAATTTGAAGGCTATCCTAACTACGATAAGTCTGAATTTGATCCAGCAAGTCCATTGCTTGAAGATGATGATGCATTGGAAGGCGTATGGAAGCAACAACATTTGCTACAAGAATTGGTATCTCCAAGTAACTTCAAATCTTATACAGATCTGAAAACTAAATTGTACCGAGTACTTGATCTACAAGCTGATGCTGGTCAAACTGCTGCTCCACAGATTGAAGCTGCTGACTCTGCGTTGGATCTATCAAGTGGATTCTCTGATAATGCTCCAAGTCCTGCTCCTACCGCTGAAGCTAGCGTTGGTGCTACGGATGACGGTGATGATGACCTTGCGATGTTTAAGGAACTTGCTCGCGGTTAATAACAGTGTAGGGGATCTTCGGGTCCCCTTTTTAAAGGAGGCTATATGTCTATAACAAAACAAGAAGCAGTTCTTGACTTTGATTTTGGCTTTACCGCTGTTGATGCTGATGAACTTGATATAGTTCTAAAGCAAAGAGATGATTTATCTGATCTTAACCACACTGCAGAATCAAACGCCGCTAAATCGCAAATGCTTTACGATATGGTGGTACCCTTAATTAATAACTTAAAACAGAACCCAGAAAAGGATTACATCTATTGGCCAAACCGATATGAGAAACTTGATGAGTTTGAATCTAAGTTATACGCAATTCTAAATGGAGAATAATATAAAATGAGTTTACTCGATAAAATGTTAAAGGCAGGATCTGTTAAAGGATCGTCTGTTCTTTCTAAATCAACCTTCTTCCAAGCAAAGGATCCTATTAAAACAGATCTTCCTATTGTTAATATTGCCTTTAGTGGCAGTCTTAATGGTGGATTGATTCCTGGGCTAACAGTCCTAGCTGGAGTATCTAAAAGTTTTAAAACACTATTAGGTTTGTATTGCATGAAGGCATACCTTGATAAGTATAAGGATGGCGTTGCTATTCTATATGATTCAGAATATGGTATTACACCTGACTATCTCGAAAGTTTCGACATCGATATTGATCGTGTTATTCACGTACCTCTTGAAGATATAGAACAGTTGAAGTTTGACTTAACAAGACGTCTTGACGAAGTTACTAAAGGCGATCGTGTTATGATTATGATCGACTCAATTGGTAACCTTGCTTCTAAGAAAGAAGTTGATGATGCTATGGATGGTAAATCTGTTGCTGATATGACAAGAGCAAAACAGCTTAAGTCACTATTCAGAATTGTTACGCCTAAACTAACTACACGTGATATTCCTTGTATTGCTATCAACCACGTATACCAAGAAATCGGTCTGTTCCCTAAGAACATCGTTTCAGGTGGTACAGGTATTATGTATAGTGCAAACCAAGTATTCATTATTGGTAAAGCTCAGCAAAAGGATGGCAAAGATCTAGAAGGTTTCAAGTTTACTATTAATATTGAAAAGTCAAGATACGTTAAGGAAAAATCAAAACTTCCTTTCACTGTATTATTTGATAAAGGTATTCAGAAATGGTCATCGTTAATGGAATTGGCTTTGGAGTCAGGACATCTTGATTCTAAAACTCAAGGCTGGTATAACGAAATCAATATGGATACTGGTGAAGTACTTGAACCTAAACGTAGAGCTAAGGATATTATGGTTGATGATGCATTCTTTGAACGTATCATGAAATGTCCTAAGTACAACGAATACATTGAACGCAAGTTTAAACTTAATGCAGCAGTAATGGGAGATCAAAATGCTCGAGAAAACGATACTATCGAATCTGATTCTTAATGAGGAATTTGGCCGTAAGGTCTTTCCATATTTAAAAGAAGAATATTTTGAAGACATATCGTTTAAGAAAGTGTTTGAGACGGCGGCTGAGTACATTGAAGAGTACAAAGCCCCACCTTCCATTGAGGCATTAAAAATTGCTCTTGATAAAAGGAAAGATCTCAACGAAGATATGTATACGAATACTAATGCTCTGATTAATAGTCTAAGCGTTGATCCGAATACCTCCGTTGAGTTTCTTCTCAAAGAGACTGAAACATTCTGTCAAGATAAGGATTTATATAATACGATTCGTAAATCTATCCTTATTCTTGATGGTCAGGACAAAGAGATGGGCAAAGGAGAAATCCCGAGACTGTTATCCGATTCGTTGGGTATCAGTTTCGACCAATCTGTTGGTCATGACTTCCTTGAAGATGGCGATGATCGTTATGAACATTACCATCGGAAAGAAGAACGTATTCCATTCGATATAGATATTCTAAACAAAATTACTAAAGGCGGCATACCTCGCAAATCTATGACCGTACTGTTGGCAACAACGGGTGGTGGTAAATCTTTACTTAAATGCCACTTTGCAGCTAATCATCTAATGTATGGCAAGAACGTACTGTATATTACAATGGAGATGGCAGCAGAAGAAATTGGTCGAAGGATTGATGCAAACATTATGGATATTACTCTTGATGAAGTTGCTGAAGTTCCTCGTGATGTATTTGAGAAACGAATGAATCGTTACAAGTCGAAGACAACTGGTAAATTGGTTATTAAAGAATTCCCTACAGGATCTGCTAATAGCGGTCACTTCAGACATTTACTCAATGAGCTGAAACTGAAAAAGAATTTTGCGCCTGATGTTATCTATCTCGACTATTTAAATATCTGTTCGTCTGCTCGCGTTAAAGGTGCAGCCGCAGCAAACAGTTATACATTAGTAAAATCTATTGCAGAAGAAGTTCGTGGTCTTGCTATGGAATACAACTGCGCAATCGTTACATCGTCTCAGTACAACAGAGATGCATACGGTAACTCAGATGTTGATCTAACAAACACTTCAGAGTCAATGGGTATAACCCACACGGCAGATGCAATCTTCGGTCTGGTCAGTTCTGAATACCTTGAAGAGATGGGACAGTTGATGATTAAGCAGCTGAAGAATCGTTGGGGAGATATTGGTTACTATCGTAGATTCCTTGTAGGTATTGAACGTGCCAAGATGAAGATCTATGAACTCGAAGAATCTGCCCAGGAAAACATTAACATGGAAGCTCCACAAGGACATCAAAAACCAGAGGGTAGTGCCTTCGGTAGTTCTAAACCTAAGTTTGGTGGTCAAGACAAACAGGATATACCAGCAAGGTTGAATAAACGTGGTGGTGGCAAAGTGTTTGGTGATGTTGCTCTTACCTAAGCAAAATGTATAAATAATGGATATAACAAAAATAATTTATTACAAGGTGTAAAATGCGACGTTATAATACATTTATCACAGAGGCATCCTTTCTAAAACCTGACTACGTTATTGGCCATAAGGTCATGTATAACGGAAAAGGTTTTAAGGATCTTGATGTACTTGGATATAAGAAAGGCGATACGTTTGAAATCGTTGGTCAGACCAAGAACGTTGCTAAGATGTTTGGTAGTGAAGATGGTGCCGCTGAGAAATTCTTAAAGGCTCCTGATGGAAAGATCTATCAATTCAAAGGTGCTACTTCTTTTAAATCCAGTTCCTTTACTCATCTTAAGTCTGCTGGGTCACCACCTACTGGAGCTGAATGGGAAGATGTTATTGTATACGCATACAATCAAATGAACGGTGTTGATACCGATCCTGAGACTGTTGAAGTTGCTATGAAGTTTTGGGATAAGTATGCAGATCAAGCTAATGTTATTGCATCCAACTTTAAGAAGTCATTAACCGCTAAACAGCTAGTTCAAACTGGTCGTGGTATCGGTAATGTTAGTCTAGGTCCAATATGGACTGCTGAAGGTGCAAAGAATAAGACGCCTAAGACTGATATAGCATCTGCTAATTTCAAAGAACGTATATCGTTAAAGAAAGCTGGTGGATCTCAACTTGCTTCCCCATCTAAGAAAGAGTCTATAGCAATCGTAAAGGCTGCATTATCTGAGATGGGTAACGATAGAGCATTCGCTGCTGATCTCGTTAAGACTATGGAAGAAAAGATGTCTACGTTAGTCTCAAGAACCGCGGCTAACGAATTACGAGCTCAATCTAAGAAAGGCGAAAAGACTGATGCTGTAATAGATTTCCAAGCAAAGGATAAAGGTAATAAAGAATTAACTGCCATGATGGAATCCTTTATTAATCAAGACACCTCTGCTAATACACTATTCAGTAAACACGTTGTTCTCGAAGCGGCGACAGGTAATCACAAGTTTGGTTCCAATAAAGCAAAAGCTGCAGCTAATCTATTAGGTAAGTTTAGTCCAACTGGCGAAGTTCAGGTTGAACCTATCAATAGTATTAAAGACCCTATCATTGTAAAGTATTCTCAAACAGTAAGACCTTATGTAGCATTTAAATCTGGTGGGGGTGGATCTCCTGCGTATTCTTCTTTACGTTTAGGTATTAAGGAATCAGAAACCTTTAAAGGTATTGTGTTATCTGAGATGTCTCAACTAGAAGGTTTAATGTTAACTGAAGATTTTCTATCAGAAGGTCCACTTGATATGTTAAAGAAAGCTGGTGATTGGGCAAAGGATAAAGGTACTGCATTTGTTAGCAAAGTTAAATCTGCTATTACTGCTGTACTGAAAAAGATGTCTGCTGTGTTTAAAAAGATTGCTAAGATGGGGCAAGCAATGTTTGCTTCTCTGATGCGATTCCTTGGTGTTGAAATAAAGACAGCAGTTGGTATTCCAATGGAGATAACGCTATAATGCAAAGGTTTTCAAAGTTTATTGACGAAGGTCCAAACGATCCTGCGATATTTAAAGCAATCTTTTTAGCAGGTGGCCCTGGGTCAGGCAAGAGCTTTATGGTTAAGGAAACTGGTTTAAAGGCTTTAGGTTTTAGAGTTGTTAATTCAGATATACCATTTGAGAGAGCAATGGAAAAAGCAGGTCTTGAAATGGATCCTGATACTATTTTCTCAGTTGCTGGACAGACAGCAAGACAATCTGCAAAGACAATTACCGATGCTCAGATGCAAGGTTATTTAACTGGTAGATTAGGTCTTGTTATTGATGGAACAGGAAAAAACTTTGATAAGATCAAAACGCAAGCTACGGAATTAAAGAAGCTTGGTTACGATGTTTCAATGATCTTTGTGAATACAGATTTAGATACGGCAATTAGTCGCAATGATAAAAGACCAAGATCATTACCAACGCCAACAGTTGTTAAAATGTGGAAAGATGTTCAAAAGAATATTGGTAAATTCCAAGGCTTCTTTTCTCAGAACTTTATTGTATTAGATAACAGTGAAGGTTCTGATGATAAAGTTATCTCAGGCGAAGGTTTTAAATGGGCAACAAAATTTGCCAAACGACCAATACAAAATACGTTAGCAAGAAAGTGGATTAAGTCTTATACCGAATCAGCTGATACCACCGCGACCGACATTATTAAATACTTAAGGATTAATGACAAATGAAGTCATATAAACAACATCTAACAGAAGCAGACGCTAATCTGCACATGACTCATCTTGAAGATGCAGTGTTAGACGGTGGAGTAACTGGAACGCGCAACGTTATTAATTACATTCGCAATATTCGAGATATGTTATCTGGTAATACCGCAGCACCAGTTAATTTAACAGTTAAGTGGGATGGCGCTCCTGCGATCTTTGCTGGTACAGATCCTGCCGATGGTAAGTTCTTTGTGGCAAAAAAGGGAGTATTCAATAAAACTCCAAAACTATACAAATCAGATAGCGAAATAGATAATGATCTGAGCGGTGAATTAAATTCAAAGTTTAAAGTAGCTTTGAAAGAATTTGCTAAACTCGGAATTGAAGGAGTAGTACAAGGTGATTTCTTATATACGAACGACGATCTCAAGACGGAAGATATTGATGGAGAATCGTGTGTTACTTTCCATCCTAATACCATTGTTTATGCGGTACCTAAAGCATCAGACCTCGGTAAGACAATTTCAGGATCCAAAATCGGTGTGGTTTGGCACACAACATACCGAGGACCAGATCTTCAATCAATGTCTGCAAGCTTTGGTCAGGCGATCTCAACAAAACTTAAAAACGTTAAATCAGTCTGGCACGTAGATGCAAACTTTGAAGATAAGTCAGGAACAGCAACATTTACCAAGGCAGAGAACAAAGCATTAACTGCTCAACTATCAAAAGCAGGTACAATGTTTAGAACAATAGATGTTACAGTCTTAAATGAACTTGGGACGAATAAAGAATTGAATCAAAAGGTTAACACTTTTATTAATACAAAGGTTCGTGAAGGACAACGTATCGGAGCAGTTAAACCTTTCGTAAGGGATTTACAAAGTTACATACAGAAGTATTATCAGAACGAAGCAGATAAACGTAAGACTCCTGCTGGTAAGAAAACACAAATGGATAAAGCAACGGCAGTACTAGGTATATTTGATAAAAAGAATACTAGGAAGCTTGAAGCTATATTTACTTTATATGATTTGTTAGTTGATATGAAATATGTCATCATAGCAAAACTAAATACAGTAGGTGGTATCAAAACTCTACTTAAAACAACCAAAGGATTCGAAGTAACAGGACAAGAAGGATTTGTTGCTATCGACCATTATGGTAAAAACGCCCTTAAGATTGTAGATCGTATGGGATTCAGTCTTGCTAACTTTTCAGATCAATATATTAAAGGCTGGCAGAAAAAATAAAACGTGCGGACTAAGGCCGCGGAGAGGTTACAAATGAAAAACTGGGAAGAATACAAAGATTCTCGCGGTGTTACAACAAAGAAAAAGATTGTCATTGATAATCCTTTGGAGTTGTTTAAAAAAATAACAGAAGCTAAAACTGCTACTGAGCCTGTTATATTATATGAGCAGGAAATTCCTGCGACATTTGCACAAACACTAGAGTACGTTAGTAAAGAACTTATTGAAGAAGATGAGTTAACTATTCCTATTCTTAAAGAATCCCCTGTCCCTGTAGAACCTCTTCCTCAGCCTGATCCTCAATACGCTACACAAAAACAAATGAACGATCATTACAAGCTACTCTTATCACGAATTCAAACACAACTGTCTACAATAGGCGGCGGTGGTGAAGTTAACTTTCGCATGCTTGACGATGTTGATCGCAGTACAATTGCTGATGGTCTAAATTTACGGTACAACGCTGCTAGTACGAAATTTGATTTTGTACAGCCATCAGCTAAGGCGTATTATGTAACAAGAGTTCATGACACGGTTCAAACACTAGATCATTCAACTCCACAAATTATTACAGATATGACACTAAGTCCACCAGCTGGAACTTACGTAGTAAATTACAATAGTAAGTTAACAGTTATTGATACCTCAAGTCTCACTAGTGCCGCTAAAGTTGAAGTTACATCATTATATGCCGACCTGAGTACACGAGCTGCAACTGGGGCTGAAACAACTCGAGCTGCAAGTGATATATACGCTAACGAAACACTAGGACCCGGTGTTTACATACACACTGGTGCAATAACCGTTAATGGCAAACTCACACTAAATGGAAGTGCAACTGACGAATTTATATTCCGCACTGCTGGTGCATTCACAACAGGCACGTTTGCTGAAATAGAATTAACTGGTGGAGCCACAAGTAGTAATGTATGGTTTGTAACTGCTGGTGCACCAAGCACGGGCGCAAATGCTATAGTACGAGGTAATTTTATTGCAGACCAAGCGGCGCCAAGTCTAGGTGCAACTACATCTTTTGAAGGGCGCATGCTTGCAGTTAACGGAGCAATAGCTATTGGCGATGCTTGTGTCATTACTGCGCCAACTGGTACAGGAACAACGTCGATAGGAAGTCTTGTTGTTTTTAGTATGTTCACCGGTCTTGGCGCTGTTTCAAACACAGGTACAGTAACTACAGTTGCATTAAGTATTGGTACTGACGGTGGTGCCATCACAGGATTTCCAGAAGGTAATGTTGGTGGTAACTTGTACCCTGGCGGTGCAGGTCAATCAAGTAGACTGCGTATTGGTGTATATGTTGATGGCGTTCTCCTTGATGATTCAAGAAGACAATATGACCACTCCTTTCAAAACGTAGATGAAGAATATCCCGTCGTATTACAAACTGTTGTAACTTTGACTGCTGGTCAAACGATGGACGTTAGAGGATCTGCCGCTTTTGGTGAAGTATCAATTGGTCCTAGAATGGCGTTTATAGCAACACTAGCTGATACGTAATCAATAATATTAGGAAAAGAAATAATGTCAGAAATACACTACTTAAAAAGATCAGCCACAGAGGCAGTTATAAAGGTTTATGTAACTGATTCTTCGGGTGATACCGTTGATATTGATTTAGCAGATCTTGCGCATCCAAATGATACATTTGTTGATAGCGATGCTGTAGTAACTATTAAAGAAATATTCTGGGGTTGTAAAACCAATAAACATATAGATATTTCTAGATGGGACGGGGTTGCACCTCACGGTCATTATTACTTTGTAAATTCCGGTTCACACGAATATAAAGGTTTTGTGGATAACGTATATTCCAATAGAGATATACGAATCGTTGGTGATGGACCATTCCACGTTATTATGAAACTTACTAAAGAAGCTGGATATAATTAATAGTTGACATCCTTAAAGAAGTTTGATATAATAGATATATAACAATATGGTTCGGAATGATTCCTTGTCTGTAATGATTATAATTTGAAAGAGGAAATACGATGGGTAGAATTAATGATAGAGGCCACAGCGGTGGTAACATTTGGAGATGGCAAACCATTGAAAAATACGTACGCAAGAACGGTTGGACTAAAGGTGCTGAACTTGGTGTATGGACTGGCGAAACGTTTAAACATCTAGTTAAAACATGTCATAAACTACATCTTATCGGAGTTGACTTATATGCAGCTCAACCAGATCAAGAAGGTCCTGAGCAATGGACACGCGGCGAAAATGGACATGCATGGGACCACGACACGTACTATAATAACTTAGTACAATTCTGTCAGGCATACCCAGGGCGTGCTGAAATTATCAAAGACTATACCACTGAGGCTGCTAAAGAAGTAGCTGACGAATCATTAGACTTTGTCTTTATTGATGCAGATCATAGTTACATGGGTGTGATTCGCGACGTAGGTGCTTGGGCTCCTAAAGTAAAGAAAGGTGGAATGATTATTGGACATGATATACATTTTGAAACTGTTAAGACGGCAGTGATTGAATTATATGGTGAAGATGGATATTGGGTTGAGGATGATTTCTTATGGTTCGTGAAAAAGACGTAACAGTAATAAACTTTTATGGTGGCCCTGGGTCAGGTAAATCTACTGCAGCCGCAGGTCTATTTTATAAAATGAAACTCGCAGGTTACTCTGTTGAGTTGACCGATGAATTCGCGAAAGAATGTGTATGGGAAAACAACGTCCCAATGTTAGCAGATCAGTTATACATTCTTGCACATCAACACCGAAAGATATTACGGCTATCAGATAAAGTGGATTATATTATAACAGATAGTCCTGTACTGCTTAGTCCAATATATCGAGAGAAGTACGGTAAAGCATTATATTCTGATAACATTGATAAGATGGCATTAGAGTGTTATAAACTATATCCATGTAATATTAACTTTATGCTAACAAGACCTGAAAACGTGTTTGAGCAAAAAGGCAGAGCACAAGATCTTGAAGAAAGTCTCAATATTGATAACGAAATCGAAGAACAGTTTGATAAATTAAATATTGGATACGTAAAATTAGATAATTATCTACAAAATGCCGATGCCGCGTTTCTACATATAACGAATTCTTTACTATGATCGACATTAACATTGAAAGAAAACTAAAACATATTTGGATTGGTCCTAAACCTGCCCCTCTTAAGTGGATGTATACTTGGAGGGATAAACATCCTGATTGGGAATACAGCGTTTTCACTGATGCAATGCTACGTAGTCGTAAGTGGTATAATCAACATCTGATTGAAGAATACTATAAACAGAAAGCGTGGTGTGGTGTCTCTGATTTAATTCGTTACGAACTATTATATGAAGAAGGTGGATTTATCGCTGAAGCAGATATGATCTGTTTGGAAAATTGCGATGAGTTATTTACTAGTCCTAAAGGCCACGCATATACTTGTTATGAAAATGAAAAAGGTAGGCCGGATTTTGTTCAGCCTCTTTTTGCATGTAACCCTGGTAATCTATTAGTAAGGGACATACTTGATACTCTTCACGCATTACAACCTAATCAATTGCATCCGCAACCATTTATGTCAACTGGTAATTCTTTTCTGTCGAAGTTTGTTCCTCGATATAGAAACAAGCTAACTATTTGGCCTTCCCATTATTTTATTCCTCAATTCTATATGAATGGTTCTCAGAGATATGACGGTCCTGAAAAGGTATATGCCGATCATCAATGGGGATCTACGGGAATGGGTTTTAACTGTACTGATTATTCGCAAGGAGTATAAATGTACTTATCACACAAATACAAATTTTTATTTTTAAGAACACCAAAAACCGCAAGTAGTAGTTTATCTGATTTCTTTATTAATAACATCGATGATCCTGATGCAATTTATACTGAAGTTGAAGATGCGAGTATCCCAGGGACAATGTCTGAACTGATCGTAGGTAAGTATAGACCTTACGCGTTCTATCATTTTACTATTTCGCAATTGATTGCCGAAGGTGTACTTACTTTAGAACAGGCAAGGGAATATAAAGTATTTTCAGTATTGAGAGATCCAGTTGATAGAGCAAAGAGTTTCTATTATTTCTATAAAAAGTTTCGAGATGTTGGTACTCCACCAAGTATAGAACAATACAGAAGTTGGTGCTACCCTGGTACTGCCATATTCAATAATGATAATAACTCTGGTATTCAGCAGGTTGCGCTGAGTGTTCATAACGAAGAACTGCTTGGAGATTTTTGGTTGTACGAAGATCTAAATAAAGAAGTAGCTCTATTCATGGATTCACTTGGATTGCCCAATGCTGAATTACCTCAACATAAGACTGGCTTACGTAAAGACGCAAGTAAAGAAATAGTATTTGGACATCAGGATCTGGATAATATTAAACATACGTTTGGTGCTGATGTTAAATTCTACGAAGGACTAAAGGCAAACACAACCAAGATTAAATGGGAAAGGAATATACATCAGCTGCCATGAAAGCTTACATTTTAAAACACGACGATAAAGTATCAGACGAGTACGCAAAGTTTTGTTCAGATAGCTGTGATACAGTTGGATTAGATTGGGAATACTTCGAAGGTTGGTCTCATTGTACTGGTCGTATGGCTTGGTGCGAGACTGGCATTAGAATGAAATACTACGAACCAATGTTAGATATAGATAATCCAACACCAGCGCAAAAAGCAAACGTATGTTCAGCAGGACACGGAGCAATATGGAAAAAGATTGCCGATGGTCCTGATAATGTTGGCATTGTATTAGAACATGATGCTGTTGTATTACATAACTTTGATGAATCGTTAATCCCAGAGAAAATGATAGTTGCGCTTGGATATAAATTAACGGAACCTTGGAGATACGATCACGAAGCCGCAGGTCCACCTTATGGTCTTTTAGGTATCGTTGGTCATGAAGGTGCTCACGCTTATGCGATGACAAAGAAAACCGCTCAGTTTTTAGTAGCAGAGATTGAGGAACGTGGTACACTAGGAGCTGTTGATAATGCTTATTTTATTACTGGCCAAAGACGCACTGCGGTTCCTTTATCATTGTTACATCCAACACCAGCAATAGGTTATTTAAGAGAATCTACTATATGGCGAGCATCTGCCGCAGTTAACTATAAGTTTGTTGAGACATTCAAAAAATATTATAAATAAAACCATAAAGCAAACTAAAATCAGGAATAACACATGAATCCTTTGTACGAAAAAGATTCCACCTCAATGGCGTCGGCGTCTATCGATGATTACAACGATGAAGACAAATCTAATCAGGCGTCTAATAAAGACATCAAGAAGAGGAAAGACTCTAAAAAGGATCAAGATAACAGCAAAGGTATCATTAAGAAAGATACTGTCGCATCCTTTGATGCTGAAAAGTATGTTGATACCGAACCGCGTATTAACGAAGCTCTCGATAAGAAAGCTGTTATAACTTTTGGCCGTATGAACCCTCCAACTGTTGGTCACGAAAAATTATTGAATAAGATGATTAAGACTGCCATTGATGTTAAAGGTACTCCATTAGTATATCTGTCTAAAACTCAAGATGCTAAAAAGAATCCATTATCGTATAACGACAAAATCAAATTTGCACAATTAATGTTTGGTAAGAAGTACGTTATTAAATCAGAAGCAAGAACCATTATCGAAGTAGCAAAAGAACTACAGAAAAAATATAGTGATCTTGTGATAGTTGTTGGATCTGATAGAGTTAGAGAATTCGATACTTTATTAAACAAGTATAATGGAAAAGAATATCAGTATAATTCTATTGAGGTTGTATCAGCTGGTGAAAGAGATCCTGACTCTGAAGGCGTTGACGGTATGTCCGCAAGCAAGATGAGAGCATTAGCAGTCGATGGCGATATGGCTGAATTCTCAAAAGGCGTTCCTTCTACAAATAATACATTAGTTAAATCTTTATATACAGCAGTTCGTAAAGGATTAGGTATTAGAGAAGCGATGAATAATGCAGTTGACCAATTCATGGCAGAAAGAGTTAAAGCTGGTAAGGTAGATCCTTTATCTGCAATGGGCAAACAAAAGTTAACTGGTGCTGAAGTATCAGATTATTATAAAAAGAATCCTATAGCAAAGGCAGCTGCTGCTAGAGATAAGAATGTTAAGCTAGGTATTGAACTCGCTTTGGATCTTTCGGGTAATATGAATTACGCTGTTAAAGAAGTAGATAAGTTAAAGAAGAATCTATCCAAACATCCTGAAGTTCAAAAAGCTTTACGCCATGCAAACGAATCCGTTAATCCTACCTTATATAAAGCTGCTACTTTTCAAGAAAGATTAAAACTTGAAGACGAAGAAAAGAAATCAAAGCAGCAGAAACAACAGCCTGGGTATTATAAAGATATGGGAGGTTCTACTGCAGATAAGCGTCAAGCTCAGTTCAATAAACAATCTGATATGAATGATGATGATCCTAAGGCATATAAGCCTGCTCCTGGAGATGCATCTGCTGAGACTAAACCATCCAAACATTCTAATAAATTCAAGAAGATGTTTGGTGAATCTGTAAAGCCAAATATGGAACGAGCTGGTTTAAAAAGACCACATAAACTCCTAAGACAAGATGGTACTGTTAATTACGATTATAGATTTAAAATGTATACGGCCGCTAAGGAATTAGATGCTGCTATGCAACAACGATCTGCAATTCGACAACAAGTTACAGAACAAAGAATCTCCGAGATTGAAACGATAATGGAACAGGCTGAGTTTGTTAACGAAGCAAGCAATCCAGAAAAATCTTTGAAAGATAAAGCCAAGAAATCAGGAATGCCCTACGGAATATTAAAGAAAGTATTTGATCGTGGAGTGGCTGCTTGGAGAACTGGTCATCGCCCAGGAACAACACCAGTACAATGGGGATTAGCAAGAGTAAACAGTTTTGCTACTAAATCACCTGGTACTTGGGGCAAAGCCGATAAAGATTTAGCAGATAAAGTTAATGGATAAATATATTGAAGATGGTGGTGCTGGCGATTGGGGAACCGATAAAGCTCGTGCAAAATTACAACAAGACTCACCGGGTCAAAAAATTAAACGGAAGGAAAAAATGAAAAGATTTAGAGACATGCTCGAAGGAGTTGAAGAAGTAGTAGTAGAGGCAAAAGATTGGTATTCTTTTAATACAAAGAAACTTGCTACTGATTTTGCTAAGGCAGTTAAAAATAAGAATGCTGACGATGGCGATCTAGATAAGTGGTTGGACGGTTTCGCTAAGAAGAGTGGTATCAAACCTAACGATCGCAAAATGGATCAAGATATCGCCAACGATATCGTCTTTGATCTTGCCAAGATGGGTTATAAAAAGATCGATGCGTATGATCTAAATACTTTTGAAGTTGATGAATCCGTTAAAGAAGGTACTTTACCACCTGCTCTTCAAGCCTATCAAGATAAGAAAAATGGCAAGAAGCCTAAAGATGATAAGGACGAAGTTGATGAAGGTAGAGTAAAGGATCAAATGGTTAAAGATTCTGAGAAGATGTCTAAGAAAGACTTCACTAGGAAGTACGGTAAACAAAACGCAGATGATCTTTATGAAGCAATGGACGATTGGACTATAACTGTTGCCAAACCGGTTAATAAACTCAAGAAAGGTCAAGAACAAAAAGTTAAAGCTCGTTCAGCCTTTGAAGCAATCAATAAAGCCGTTAAGCTGTGGGGAGATCCTGCTCTTAAAGCTGCGCCAATAAGTTCTTTTAGTATTAAGAAAGAAGGCAAAGATTGGGATTTGATTGAAAACATTGATGTTGAAACCTTTGCGAAATTAATCAGCTAATGAAAACCTTTAAACAGTATTGTGAAGCAGACGGCTGTTGGTCTGGGTACAAAAAAGTTGGAATGAAAAAGAAGAACGGTAAAGACGTTCCTAACTGTGTACCCGAATCCAAGGAGCTGGAGGAATTGAACACGAACCAATTAATTAAGAAGTTCGCAGCTGATACAATATTCAAAAAGAAATACATGGCAGGCGTTGCTAAAGTAAAAGAAATCATGTTTAAACATGGTGATAAGCCAAGACATGGTAAAGAGTACTATGCAGGTAAGATTGCACAACAATTTAATTTAGATCCCCATGTACTTGCCTTAATGGTTGATGAACAGTTATCAGAAGGTTCAGAAACATGGGATGACGGATATAAACGCAGAGTTGTTAAAACAACAAAGCCGGAACATAAAGCTGATGGCTACGAATGGCGTATCAAAGGCAAAGATAAAGATAACCTATCAATTAAACTATACAAAACCAAACCTGACCAAGCAGAATTTGAAAAACAAATGAAGCGAGTCGCAGGCCACGAATTCGGAGGATGAACGTGAAAGACAGACAAATAGACGCAGAAATCAAGAAAGGGATTGACGCTCGCACAAAAGAGTTTAAAGAGAAGATTACTAAACTTGCATACGCACAGATCAAAAAGCAGTTAGTCCCATCAGCTGAACCGTTAAAAGGTTATCCGCATAACGAATCAATTGATGAAGCGCGGAAGATGCCGAAGAATCCTGCTATTGATAACGATCCAAAAGTTAAAGATGCGCGCAAAGATCATGCCGCAGGTATTTGGGATGGTAACGTTGATAAAGAAGGTGAAGCTATTGTATTTGTTAAAGGTAAGCCATATACAGTAACTAACAAATACGAATCAATTGAAGAATCAGTAGGCAAGGCCGTTAACGGTTTAAATGATCTTGGTAACAAAATGAAAGGCCGAGATCAGAAAGACATAAGACGTATCGAAAAGCTATATAGATCTGGTAATAATAAAGTATTCCAAGGTGCTATAAGAGCATTGGATACAGACCTTAGAGATCAGGTTAAGGATATTTTTGATGCATTAGGCATGGTTAAGCAAGGTGTTATTGAATCAGTTGATCTTACCGAAGGCAAGATGAAAGACTTCCACGACATGGTAAAGAAAGGCATGACTGCTAAACAGATTGCCAAGAAGATTGGTTTGCCTGAGAAAGATGTAGCAGAGTTCATGAAAGGAATGAATGAATCAGTTGTTATAGTTGATGAACAGATACTCGAAGCAGTTACTGCTGGTAAAGGTAAAGAGACTATTGATATTGATTACATAGGCGACAAGAAGCTAACTGCTAAGATCGAAAAGAAATATAAAGTTAAAGTTAAAGTGACTGGTAATACAATGGCTGATGTTTCTGGTGCTAAGAAAGACATTGTTACTTTCCTATCTCAAATGCATATGCTGGATGATTCTGATATTAAAGATCTATATCCAGAATTGCTTGAAGGTAAGCAGATGTCGAAAGTATCTGATATGACTGAAAGAGCAATGACTCTACCACAAATTGCTAACAAGTATAAAGCTGATATTGCTAAAGCTCAGAAATCTGGTAGTACTGCTAGTTTAAAGAAAGCTGAAAAGGAATTAATTGCTTGGGCAATGGCTAACAATGAAATCGGTAATGCTAAAGAAGCCGGTGATTGGTTAGACAACGTAGTCGCTGATAAAGATCAGTTTGCAGCCTTGCTTAAATTTAACAGCTAATCTGAGTTAATTATATTTATGAAATCAATGTCGGAATATAACCGGTCTCCGCTTGCTGAAGAAGCAGAAGCACTACCGTATGATAAACTTCATATTGTAGTGCTAGGGACAGGCGATGGCGATGGAACATTCGCTGATATCGTCGAAGAGGTTTCGGTTAAAAGAAATATTAAGTATGATTTCGTTGATGTTACTAAAGCGTATTTAGGCGATTCTGATATTGATATTGGAACAGTTAAACTACGTAACGTTGATGGTAAGAATACTGATATAGATATAGAAACAAATAATTCTATTGTGTTTGTACGAGCAGGAGCAATTGGAAGCCTTACATCACAGGCCTTTATATCCTCTTTACAAGACATTGGATTTTTACTTGTTAACGATCTAGATTCAATGTTAGTATGTGACAACAAAATGTCCAACGCGCTATTGTTGGGTCGTAACAATATACCAATTCCAAGAACCTCGTCTATACCTAATGAAGCTTCTATTGAAGATGCTCACAAAAGAGTTGGTGGAAAGTTCCCTGTTATTATTAAAACACTAAAAGGAACTCAAGGTGTTGGTGTAATGAAGATTGATAGTATGTCTTCGTTAACTGGTGTATGTCAAAGTTTATGGAAATATAATGCCGATCTGTTAATTCAAGAATTCTTTGAAATGAAATCAGATATCCGTACTTTAGTTGTTGGTGGTAAAATATTAGCAGCAGCCGAACGTATACAAGCACCAGACAATAAAGATTTTAGAAACAATGTACACCAAGGTGCAACTACTGAACCTTATAGTTTAAGTAAGAAAGAGATAGATGTTATTAAAGCAGCTGCTCGTGCTACGGGTGCTGTATATTGTGGAGTGGATCATTTTGTTGATAAGAAAGGCAATCCTTATATTATCGAAGTAAATGGTTCTCCAGGTATTCGTTCTCACTTTGAAGGATACGATCCTTGGACTGAGGAAGCTCAAGGTAAAGTATCTGATAAAGATGTAGTGGAAAGTATTATACAATTCTTTTCTAAAGATGTCAATAGAAGACCTATATTTAGACAGGAAGCAGGATATCTCGAAACGATTATATTTACAGGAATGGAAAAGAATCCAGTCCGCGCTAAATTTGATACAGGTAATAGTACTAAAGCAAGTATGTTACACGTTGATAAATTAGAAGTAAAAGGCAAAAAGGTATTTTGGGAAAAGAACGGATATAAATTCGAAGACGAATTAATGTATATCTCAAAGGCAACTCGTGGCCAAGAATCATTTGATGACAGACCTGTAATTGAACACGAAATATACTTTAATAATAAACACCATATTGCTGAGATTGCTTTATCATTAAAAGATACTGCTTCAGAGATGTTAGTGAATCGCAAGTTAATGACAAAGTTCAAAGTAGCGGTGAATCCTAACAGAAGATTTATACTGAGTAATAAAACAGATAAGAATGACGAGAGCGATCACTAATGCAATCATTAAAACAATTTATGACAGAAGCTAAAATAGTAAAAGGTTCTGAAGTTAAATTCAAACCAAAGTTTGCTGAATCACCAGCAGAAGCAAAGCTTGTTTTTATTGTACTGGATCTACGCGGTCCTCGAGTTCTAATTTCACCAAGAGACTGGAAGATGGGTATTGCACCATCTGAGTCCGTTCCAATGAATACTATAGAGTTAGTCAAATGAAAACATTTAAATCTTGGGAGGCAGAGAAGTTTGGATTATACGAAGGTGTAACTGTACCATTGGATCAACCGATGATAGAGGCAGAAGATCCTGAGTTGAATAAACCAAAACGATCAAGCGGTAATAAGAAATATGTTGTGTATGTAAACAACCCTAAAACCGGTAATGTAAAGAAGATAGAATTTGGAGATGAGAAAGGTGGCCTTACATCTAAGATCAATGATAAAGACGCAGCTCGAAACTTTGCGTCAAGACACAACTGCGATACTAAAACAGATAAACTCTCCGCAGGATATTGGGCCTGTAGATTACCTAAGTATGCAAGTGACCTCGGTCTTAAAGGTGGCGGATCTTATTTTTGGTAAACCGTATATTGAAGATGGCGATACTCGAACTTTTGACGTAGATAAAAGTCAGGATGAATATGTTTGGCATCGAGATAGAGAAGACCGACATATTGAAGTAATAGCAGGGGCAGGTTGGAGATTTCAACCAGAAAATTGTTTGCCATTTCTATTACAGCCAGGGTTAGAGTTTGACATTAAGAAGAATGAATATCACAGATTAATTAAAGGCGAATCTGATTTAAAGATTAAGATAACCAGATTGTTATAAATAAACATAGAACATATAAATAATAGGAGTCCATCATGGATTGGAAAGCAATTATAGAAAGTAAGATTGAATCTCAGGTAATGTCCCGTCTAAAGAACGAGGAAGACTCCGAGTATCAAAAGTTCTTTCAAACCGTATTGAAGAAATTTAAAGTAGATTCGCCAGCCGAACTTGACGATGCAGGAAAGAAGAAATTCTTTGACTATATCGACGCAAACTGGGAAGGCGAAGATGAAAAGGCCGAAGAAGTAAAGGTCGGCGAATAATAACAATAATAATAAATTCGAAGGAGAATTAACATGGCACAATGGGGAAAAACAGATACTGCTGCAGACGCACCCAAGTATCTAGAAGCAGACGCTAATAATACTAACAAGTCACATGATGCTGATAACGCAGTTTTTGTTGACTTAACAGAAGCAGGTATTGCGGCGAACAGAGCGAAGGGTCTTAAAACACCTGGTTGGAACTTGTATCATACGTACAATGATCAAAATGGCGTAGCACGTCATAAAGTAGAATCATTAGTACCTATGAAGGTTACTGCTGTTGTTGCTGGTGACGTAGGTATTACTGGTGATACTGCCGATGAAGATGCTATCGTAGTTGACGCATAAATTAACTAAATAATTATTATATTATGATATTGACAGAGTCAACCTTTCTACTTTATGCTATGAAACACTATGACAATCCTCAGTGTACTGAGATGTCAGAGTTCGAAGAAGATATTAAGAGATTTCAGTATCTCCGTAAACTCTTTAGTAGATATAGACAAGATAACGAGTTGAAGGAAAGGTTGATTTTGAACCATCTCATTGTTATATACAATGTGTTTGGTATGCAGGCAACGAATATGCTTTTCATGCGATTACATGAATACCACGAATACTTAAAACCATTCGTGGAGTATTTGAACTTTATGCCTGAACTGTTAGTATACGACGACAATGCGCTGTCTCAACATTCGATCACAACTGATTTGTTTATTGAAAACAGACTAAAGGAAATTTAAATGGTAGTAGATCTATTTTTAGTATACTCGTTCATTCGAAAGTTGGTAACACCTTTTGAAAAGTGGGCTGCGTATAAACTGGACATTATTGACGATAAAGGTACAATCCTTAAGTCACGTAAAGATTTTACTACATTAGAACAAAGAAAAGCCTTTGGTGTATTTGACCAAATGGTACTGAACATGAAAAAGCTACTGGGCAAACTCCCCGGTGGTCAAACAAAACTTGCTTCTTACGCTGCAGCCCTTTGGTTGATACGCGAAGAGCAACGTCTCGACGCAACTAACCTTATTACAGAATCTGCTATTGAGGAAGACATTGAGTCAGCCTTACAGCGGTTTGTTTCTGAGAACGGTACAATAATTGCAGAGGCAGCAAAGAAAGATATAGATGAAGAACCAGCAAACTCAGTAGGTGGTGGTGCCATAGCAGGTTTGGGTATAGGTCCTGACGGAGAGCCGGGGGTATCTAAAAAGAATCAAAAGAAACACAAGAAACGTATTCGCGATATCATGGGTACTGTTGCTATTAAAGAAGACGCTGTTGCTTCCGCTCGATTAAAAGCAAATCAAGCAGAAGAATCTGAACGTCTAAAAGATGAGCAGGAAAAGGCGAAAGAAAAATTAAAATTAAAACATGATGCTGAAGTTGAAAGGCAAAAAGGTATTGACGAGGTTGAGAAACAGCGCGAAGCCCAACAGAAGCAACGTGATAAAGAGTAGGATAAGTAAATGCCTACATATGACAAAGTTTTAGAATTGGTTGAAGTATTGAGAATTGATACTGATAATACAATTAAGAAAGTAACAATAAGTGTTAAAACTTATAATGAAACTGTTGGATCTTCTGTATTTTCTAAACAGCCTATGATTGCTGTATTAAGTGCCGAAGATTATGCCAACAGCGAAGTAACAAAAGTTACAACAGCAAACACTGCGTTTGATATTACATTATGGGGATATGAATATGCCGGTGGTGATAATTACTACGTAAATAATATTCAAGATTTTGCAGAAAGTCAAGTGGAGTCCTTATTACAATTCCAAGGAACAACTTCAATTGACATTTCCACATTATCATAAAGAGGAAAAGACATGTTTTTTAAAGATACGAAATTAGACCGTGACGCGGTATTTGAACAGTTAAAGATTGATGAGGGCGTTGTGTATGAAGTCTATAAAGACCATCTTGGGTACCCTACGTTCGGAGTGGGGCATCTTGTATTGGACTCGGATCCGGAATACGGCGCTGAAGTTGGATTCCCAATATCTGAGGAAAGAGTCAAAGAATGTTTCGACCATGATCTCGAACTTGCAGTCAGCGAATGTGACCATCTATACGAAGACGGCGTCTTTAGAGACTTACCGGACGAAGTCCAACAGATCTTGGTTAATATGATGTTTAACATGGGTCGTACTCGTTTAAGCAAGTTTAAGAAAATGCATGCCGCAATTATCGAAGGTGATTGGGCAGAAGCCGCTGTTGAAGGTAGAGATTCTCAATGGCACAAACAAGTTACTAACAGAGCCGAGCGTTTGATGGTTCGACTAGAATCTGTATAAATACAATTACAATATATAACATGGAGAACTATTATGCCAGTAAATGACATTATCAACCACGCAATGGATAACAATCCGTTAAAATTAAAAGCTGCATTTGACGATGAGATGACAGGTCGTATTCGTACTGCGTTAAATCAGAAGTACAACGATATGACTGCTGAAGCGCCTGCCGTTACAGATATCGAATCGGCAATGAACGCCGAACCTGATCATACAAGAAATGAATCAGTAGAGGAAGTTGTTACAGAGTCTGTAGAAGACTAATGTTCAACCAACTGTTCATTGGAATTATATTGGTTCTCAGTTTAGGTGGCTATTGGCTCTATTCTGAGAATCAAACCCTCAAGGCAAATTCCATTAAACTTGAAACGGCAATGGCAGAACAAAAGGCTGCTATTGCTGCTATACAAGAATCACACGAAAAGCAAGCTACATCTCTACTTCACATGACTCGAGCCAATCAACAGATTGAAGCTGAGAGAGATCAGTATCTTGCCGTCTTTCAAAGACATAACGTAAATAAACTCGCTGTTGCTAAACCTGGGCTTATAGAGAACTCGTTTAATAACGGAACAGCAAAAGTATTCGAGGATATCGAGAATGATAGTAAAACCATTTCTGATCTCAGCAGCCCTACTATTTCTAAGTAGTTGCTCACTCCTGGGTACAAAACAAATTGAAATAATCTCTAAACCGGCTGAAATAAAAATCATTCAGCCAATCCTCCCGCGGCCTATTGATCTAAGTAACCCTAAGTGGTATGTCGTATCTGAAGCTGTTATAGCTAATCCTTGTAAAAAGGTAGAAGATAAAAGACCTAAAATCTGTTCCCTTCAGGAACGCGAGAATCCTGACTGGACTATTGGTTATACTTACCTTGATAGATTTATAGCAGACATGAAAAAGCTGAACAATGGCGATGTAGTGTTCACAGCAATGACTATTGGTGATTATGAACTCATGGCTTCCAATACTCAAGAACTGCGTAGATATATTCGCGAACTTGGCGAAGTAATTGTTTATTATAGATCAGTAACAATCAAAGAAGATAAACCTACTACAACAGTCGACTAAAAGACTATGTTGTTTATTAGATTCGATATATCTATTATAACACTAAATTAGAAGTCTGTCAATAGATTTCTTAAATTAATTTCATATACTTACAAACCATTCCTAATATAAAGAATTCAGTGCAAAGGGTACTTATAAATATCTATTGACATGGGTACATAACTGTGTTATAATAACTACTAATTAAGAGATAGATCAAATGGCCGATGAACTGAACGCCGTAAAAACTGATATTGCGTTAATCAAAAAAGATATAAAACAGATAGGTCGATTTTTTGACAAAGTTGATATAGCTGTAGACGCAATGTCGGATATTCAAAAGGCATTGGCAGTTCAACATCAGATTATTACTAACTTTGGCGATAAGGTTGATAACGTAGAAAGTAGAGTAGAAGAAAACAGAATTGAGAGTATGAAAGCTGATGCAGTTTATACTGATAGGTTAGAACAATACCGTCTGTCTTCGAAAGAAGATCACCAACGATTATCTGATACTAATATGGAAAATCGCAGAGAACGCAACGCAGAGATCATGGAAGCATTATCAAAGCTGAACGGTAATCTTGATAAGCGTATCTCTCAGATCGAAAATAGATTAGCTAGTGTAGAGAAGTGGAAATGGTACATGATGGGATTATCTGCGTCTGTTATCTTTATTATAACGAAATTGGATATAAAATCAATTATTGGTTGACATCCTAGTCTTTTTGTGTTATAATGGTACTATAAATATATAATTGAGATTTATTATGATTGACTTTGTGGATATACAGTATGCTCAGCATTTATCAGGGAGACTTGATAGATTTCGTATAAGGCATACTAATCCTTACAAGATAAACTTTCGTTGCCCGCTATGTGGCGATTCCCAAAAGAATAGATCTAAAGCTCGAGGCTGGTTGCTCGAACGCGATAATAATCTATTCTTTTATTGTCACAACTGTGGCGAGAGTCATAACTTTGGAAACTTTCTTAAACAAATTGATCCAATGGCTTATAATAATTATGTCGCTGATAAATTTGTTGGAAATGCTAATACGACCCCAAAGGCCGCTGTATCAACACTCGAGAGTACTAAATTTGAGCAACCAAAGTTTGCGACTGGAAGTCCGCTAAAAAAATTAAAAAAAATCAGCCAGCTTAATCATGATCACAGTGTAAAGAAATATATAGATAAAAGGTCTATTCCTTCAAAGCATCATTATAGAATGTATTACGCTCCACAATTTATGGCGTGGATTAATACTATTGTTCCAAACAAATTTGAGAACATCAAAAAAGATGAACCAAGGTTAGTAATTCCTTTTTTAGATTCAGACGGTAAAGTATTTGGTGTATCGGCTAGGAGTATGGATCCTGATGCCTATCTACGATATATCACAATAATGTTTGATGAAGTACCAAAGATCTTTGGATTGGACAAAGTAGTCTTTAACGAAAAGTATTATGTAGTTGAAGGCGCATTGGATAGTATGTTTTTATCTAATGCAGTTGCTATGGCCGGTGCAGATGGTGGAACTGCCGCGCTTCGATGCGTGGAAAATGCAGTCTTTGTCTTTGACGCAGAACCTCGTAATCGAGAGATTCATAAGCGCATGGAAAAGATTATTGATGCAGGTCATAGCATTGTAATATGGCCGCACGATATCCCAGGGAAGGATATTAATGAAATGGTTCTCAGTGGCAAGATTAGTTGTGTTGAGAGTTTAATGAGAACAATTACCTATAAAGGGTTAGACGCAAAAATGAAATTTCAACAGTGGAGAAGGACTTAGAATATGAAAGTAAAGTTGTTAAGTTATAGTCAAGCACCAACACTCGCACTTGCTAAAGACCCAAGCCTTCTAGGTTTAGTCGCATACTGCGCAAGAGTAAGTAATCCGAGTAATCAAAACAATACAGCAACAAACGATAAGCTGGTTAATTATCTAATTAAGCATAAACATTGGAGTCCGTTAGAGATGGTCAGTGTTTGTATGGAAGTAGAAACAACTCGAGATATTGCACGTCAATTTTTACGGCATCGTAGTTTTAGCTTTCAGGAGTTTAGTCAACGTTATGCTGACCCAACAACTGACTTAGAACTAATACCACGTGAAGCAAGGTTTCAAGATCCAAAGAACCGTCAAGCTAGTGTTAACATAGATCAGAACGATGAAGGTCATCGTAGGATCAACGAAGATTTTAGAATGAAGCAGATGGAGCTTATTCGTAAATCAACAGAAGTATATAACTGGGCTATATCGAAAGGAATAGCAAAAGAACAAGCACGTGTGGTATTGCCTGAAGGTAACACAGTATCAAGACTATATGCAAACGGTACATTGAGATCATGGATTCATTATATTGAATTACGATCTGGAAACGGTACTCAGTTAGAGCATCAAGAACTTGCTATTGCCATCGCCCACGCCATTGCTAAAATCTTTCCTTTAGCAAACGAATACATAACAGAAGAATTATAATAGGAGTAGGGAATGCAGCATTTAGGTATTGAGATTCAAACGAAAAGAGATAATACTCTATCGGAACAATCTTTTAAATTATTGAAAGACTATTATTGCAGAGACGATGAAAAGAGTCCACAGAAGGCATATGCTCGGGCTGCAGTAGCTTTTAGTAATGGCAATTTGAAATTAGCACAAAGGATATATGATTATGTATCTCAAGGCTTTTTCATGTTTTCTTCTCCAGTATTATCGAACGCGGTACTTAAAGGAGAAAAAGCAAAAGCATTACCTATTAGTTGTTTCCTTACTTATGTTCCTGATACTTTAGACGGATTGATTGACCATACTGCTGAATTGCGATGGTTGTCTGTTAAAGGTGGTGGTGTAGGTGGCCATTGGTCTGATATTCGTGCAGTATCAAAGAAAGCTCCAGGCCCAATGCCATTCCTACATACGGTTGATGCAGATATGGTTGCATATCGTCAAGGAAGGACACGTAAAGGATCTTATGCTGCTTATATGGATGTTGACCATCCTGACATTGTAGAGTTCATTAATATGCGTATTCCTACAGGAGACGTGAATAGAAAGAATTTGAATCTACACCATGCGGTTAATTTAACAGATGAATTCATGATAGCAGTTAAGGCAGGAACACCTTGGCCTTTGGTAGATCCTGCTGATGGAACTGTAAGAGAGACCGTGACAGCTAGACATTTATGGGAACTAATACTCGAGACAAGATATCGTACTGGTGAACCGTATGTTAACTTTATTGATACGGCTAACAGAGCTTTACCTCAATCACAGAAGGATCTAGGTCTATCAATTAAAGGATCTAATCTTTGTAATGAAATACACCTTGTCACCAATGAAGAAAGAACAGCGGTATGTTGTTTATCTTCAGTCAATTTAGAAACATACGATCAATGGAAAGATACTAATATGGTTAAAGACCTTATTGTATTTTTAGATAACGTATTACAGTCCTTTATTGATAACGCCGGTGACGAAATTAGTAAAGCAAGATACAGTGCTCAGCAAGAAAGATCTTTAGGTCTTGGTGCTATGGGACTTCATTCTTACTTTCAGAAAAATTCAATTGCATTTGATAGTCAAGCTGCTATTGATGCAAACGAAGAAATCTTCAGTACAATTAAAGCAAAAGCTGTTGAGGCAACATTGGAAATGGGTAGGCGACGTGGCGAGGCTCCTGATATGAAAGGAACTGGCCGTCGTAACGCTCATATGTTAGCAATTGCTCCAAATGCAAATAGTTCTATGATAGTTGATACATCACCGTCTATTGAACCTTGGAAAGCAAATGCGTTTACATCGAGAACAAGAGTAGGTTCTCACTTGAATAAAAATCCACATCTTGCTAAAGTATTAGAAGTAGTAGGTAAAAATACAGAAGAAGTATGGTCAATGATTATTACAAATGGTGGTTCAGTACAACACCTAGACTTCCTCGACGATCATACTAAAAATGTATTTAAAACAGCAATTGAACTAGACCAACATACATTAATTAAATTGGCAGGCGATCGCCAAAAACATTTATGCCAAGGTCAATCCTTAAACATCTTCTTCCCAGCAGGAGCTGATAAACGTTACTTACATACAGTACATTATCAAGCCTGGGAGCAAGGTACTAAAGGTTTATACTATTTACGAACTGAGTCATCTAACAGGGCAGAAAACGTTTCAGAGAAAGTAAAGCGCGAATCATTAGATGACCACATTAATCCAGATAAAGTACAGTTTGGATTAACCGACGACGATCAAACCGAATGTGTTGCCTGTGAAGGGTAACATAGTTTAATAGAATAGAAGGATAACGAATATGGCTGGAGTAATACCCACCAGTAAAACAGGAAAAGATATGGAAGTTACAATTTATACCAAGTCCAACTGCCCTTTTTGCGAAAAAGCAAAAGCTTGGTTTGACCAGCATGGAATAGGATATACTAAAGTAGTATTAGATGATGAAGAGCAACGACTTGCTTTTTATCAGAAGGTATCTACAAACGCTAAAGAAGTAAGGTCAATGCCTCAGATCTGGATTAACGATGAACACATCGGTACTTATAACGATCTAATGGCAATTACAGACAAGTTAGTTAAAAAGTCAGGTGGTCTTTTAGAATTCTCAGAAGCGTACAAACCTTTTCACTATCCATGGGCTGTTGAAATTACAACAAGACATGAGAAAGCTCATTGGATTGAAGATGAATTAGATCTATCTGAAGACGTTGCCGATTGGAAAGGTGGTAAGGTAACTGATGTTGAGAAAGAATATATTATTAATATTCTAAGACTCTTTACACAATCAGATGTTGCTGTAGGTCAGAACTATTATGATCAGTTTATTCCTAAGTTTAAGAATAACGAAATCCGTAATATGTTAGGATCATTTGCAGCAAGAGAAGGTATTCATCAACGTGCATACGCTCTATTGAATGAGACCTTAGGTTTATCAGATGCTGAATATCATGCGTTCTTAGAATACTCTGAAATGGCAGACAAGATTGATTATATGCGTAAGGCTGATACAAATAGTCTACGTGGTTTAGGTCTATCTTTAGCTAAGTCTGTATTTAACGAAGGTGTTGCTTTGTTTGCTTCTTTCGTTATGTTACTGAACTTTCAACGTTTCGGTAAAATGAAAGGTATGGGTAAAGTAGTTGAGTGGTCTATTCGTGATGAGTCTATTCACGTTGAAGGTAACTCTAAATTATTCAAAGCATTCTGTAAAGAACATAGTAGAGTTGTAGATGATAGCTTTAAAAAGGAAATCTATGAAATGTCTCAGGACATTGTAGATCTCGAAGATAAGTTCATTGACCTTGCATATTCAATAGGTTCTATAGATGGCCTGGAAAAATCCGAAGTAAAAGAATATATAAGGTATATAACGGATAGGCGTTTACTTCAGCTTGGAATGAAACCTAATTTCAAAGTTAAAGATAATCCTCTACCGTGGTTAGAATGGGTTTTAAATGGAGCTGACCATACTAACTTCTTTGAGAATAGAGTTACTGAATATGAAGTAGCGGGACTTGAGGGTAGTTGGGAAGGCGCTTACGCTGAATAATTAACAAAGGATAGTGTATCATGAAGGTACTAGATTGTGATTGAACCGAAAGCTTTTCAAACAGTGATTGATACACTAAAAGAAAACGGGAATTACCGCGAATTTAACGATATAGTTAGAGACGCGGGTAATTTTCCTAAAGCAACATGGTACTCAAAGTATTCACCAAAGACAATCGTTAATTGGTGTTCAAATGATTACTTAGGAATGGGTCAAAACAAATACGTTATTGACGCCATGACTACTGCTTTAGAAAAGACAGGAAGTGGCAGTGGAGGTACTCGTAATATTGGCGGTACCTCTCACTATCATGTTACTCTCGAAAAAGTATTAGCCGAACTTCATCAAAAGGAATCCGGTTTATTATATACCTCTGCGTATGTTGCCAACGAATGGACATTAATTGCTCTAGCTCGTATCATTCCAAATATATGTTTCGTTTCAGATAATAAAAATCACGCATCAATGATTATGGGTGTTAAACATAGTCGCGCTGATAAGATTATATGGGAACACAATAACATGGATGAACTTGAACTGGCATTACAAACTTGCCAAATGTCAGGTCAAACTCCTTGTGTTGTATTTGAATCTGTATACAGTATGGATGGAGATGTTGCACCTATTGAACAAATCTGTGACTTAGCAGATAAATATAACGCGATCACGTATATTGACGAAGTACATGCAGTTGGTCTCTATGGAGATACAGGTGCAGGCTATTGCGAAAAGTTAGGCTTACAAGATAGAGTTGATATTATCAATGGAACTTTAGGAAAGGCGTTTGGTTGTCACGGTGGTTATATTGCTGGTGATAGTATTGTACTCGACGCTATAAGATCCGTAGCAAGTGGATTTATATTTACAACAAGTATGAGTCCTGTAATGGCAGCAGGAGCAATTGCTTCTATTCGTTATTTGATGGATCATAATAGTTTAAGAGTTAAACATCAAGAACGTGCAGAAACGTTAAGAAGTTTATTCGCAGAGAACAATATAGAAATACATCCAAACAGTTGCACTCATATATTACCAGTCATGGTTAGAGATGCAAAAAAATGTAAAACAATTTCAGACAGGTTATTAAACAATTATGGACTTTATGCACAACCTATTAATAGCCCAACAGTTGATGTGGGTACAGAGCGGCTTAGAATTACACCAACACCACTTCACACCAATGGGATGATGGAAGATTTAGTTAAAGCAATCAAAGAAACATTTAAGGCAGTAGATTAATTTGATGAAATGGTTAACACTCGTTACAAGCATTACTTTAGCAAGTTGTGCAGCGTACTTCTCTATTATAGGATTGATGACAATCTTTAGTGGAGCAGCAGTGTCCATTGCTATCATGGCAACTGTATTAGAGTTTGGTAAATTAGTTTCTGCTGCATGGTTACATTATGAATGGGATCGAGTTAATAATTTAGTTCGTTCTTATTTTACAATCGCTATACTTATATTAATGCTTATTACATCAATGGGTATATTTGGTTTCTTATCTAAGGCGCATATTGAATCGGCGTTAGTATCAGATAGTTATTCTTTGGAAGCTAATATCATTGATACGCGAATAGCAGCAGAACAATCAAAGTTAAAAGGTGCACAAGCTCGAATCGAAGGATTGGATTATGTATTACAGACATCTCAACCTAAAGATCGTAACTACGTTAATAGCCGACAAACAGAAGAAAGAAATAATTTAGCAATAACTATTGACAAAGCAGTAGATTCTGTTGTACAATACAATATAGAAAAGTTACCTATTCAGAGGTTACAGTTAGAACAGGAATCGGAACTTGGTCCTATTAAGTATATCGCTGATATGATATATGGAAGTGGTGCAGCAGAGTACTATGACGATGCAGCAAGATGGATTATACTTATAATTATATTTGTATTTGACCCACTTGCTATTATGTTATTGATCGTAAGTACTGCCGCATTTAAACGTGAACGTGAAACTCCAGAAACTCCATTAGTTGATGCAAGTCAGGTAATGAACATGGAGATTGAAGAAAACCGTAGTGGATTAACTACTACATTAAATAGAAGGAAAATATAGTATGGCTATACAAATGTTAGGCGATCAGGTGTTAGTGGAAGCTGCACCAAAAGAAGAAAGAAAGGCTGGATCAATTATTTTATCAGCGGACGTAAAGCAAACGTCATCTGAGCCGGGAGTTGTAGTAGCGGCAGGCCCTGATGCAGATCAGGCATTGGTGAAAGGTGCAACTGTCTATATGGATTGGAACAAATCATTACCTGTGAACATTGGTGGCAATGCTGCTGTGATTATTAGTAACGAACACATTAAAGCAGTTATAAGCTAAACGGAGTTGTAGTGAATATAAAAAAATTAGCATGGGGTGGTTTAGGATTTTTAAGTTTAGGCGTAGCGTACGTTGGAGTAATACTCCCAGGAATACCTTTTAGTATACCTGCCGTATTCGCAGCCTATTGTTTCGCAAAGAGTTCAGATAGAATGCACAATTGGTTATACGGACATAAACTGTTTGGGCCATTCCTTACTAATTGGGAAACAAAGAAAGTATTTCCACAAAAAGCAAAATACATGATGGTTGCATTTATGTTATTTGCGTTAGCGGTAATGTGGTTTACAACAGGTAACCCTAAAGCAATGTTGTACTCAGGTACATTCATGGCATTAGGCGCAGCATGGGGATGGAGATACCCTTCAACACCAGAAGAGTATGACCGTCGTAAAGCAGCAGGAGAACGAATCGGATTATTTAAATGAGTGATGACGCCGAACCACCCGAAGGATTTGACTACGATAAATGGCGACAAATAAATGCATTCGCTAATTATCTAGAAAAGATGCACTATATGAATCGACACCAAGAAGTTGTAGATGCTATGCTACACGACTTGATGATTATTGACGAGGTCGTAGATCATATGGAAGAATATCCTGAAGCGAATTATATTATTAATAAAATAAAGAAGAGGTTGGATAACGATGAAAAGTATTGATATATCCGAAGCTACTCCAATAGCTTTAAGAACGTGGGCTGAGTCTGATTTTAATTTAGAAGGCAACTTTGATCCACTAACATTGTTCGTTACATTGCCTGCGTTGATTCAATTCGCAGTGTTTAGTGCAATGGCATACGTAGTGGGTGCGCTCTAATGGAAAAGAAAAAGTATATCTACGAAAGCCCTGATAAAGGAAAAACAATTTACGCAAGAGAAATAGGTAGTGGGCTACCGCGTAAGTTAATTCAACCCGCTGGTGAAAAAGAGATAAAGAAATGAAAAGTGAATACGTTGTAGTTGATACAGTATCCGTCTTTAAGCAAAGGTATATAATTCCAGTAGATGAAATAGCGAAATGGAATGAAGACGTTAAGTGTACTGATAAGTTAGCAAAGGAATGGGCTCAAGAAGCTGTTGATGCAGAGGAAGTAAAAGAATTCTCTCAAAGATGGTTACAGGAGATTATTGTTAACACTGATTTCGCTGATACTCAAAAAGCGCTTGATCTATTTAAACAAGATAACACAGAGTTGTCTAAAGAATGGACTCAAGCTAAACAGCTCGATTATATTAACGATTGGAAAGACAAAACTCCAAAGCCGTGATAATAGTATATGGATCTAGGTCTTGTACCTATTGTAAGAAAGCAGTAGAGATAGCCACTAAATCATTTGGCAATGTTGAATATAAAGACATAAGTATTACTAAGTATTACAACGAGCTAAAAGAAAGAGGAGTAAGTACCTCTATTCAACCACAAGTCTTTGAGGACAATAGGTTGATTGGTACTTATTACCATTTATTAAAAGAAACTCAAGAAAGGATGATAGAAGACTAAATTATGTTAGATGAACGATTAAATAAAATATACCAAAAAGAACTTTCCCGTCAAAAATTAACCACAGAGTTAATTGCCTCAGAGAATTTCGCAAGTAAAGCAGTAATGAAACTATGCGGATCTGAATTCACAAACAAATATGCAGAAGGCTACCCAGGAGCACGTTACTATAATGGTTGCGAATTCATGGATGAAGTTGAGACTTTAGCAATTGACCAACTAAAAGAAATATACGGTTGTGAATATGCTAACGTTCAACCACATTCTGGTGCCAATGCTAATCTTGCAGTAATGAAAGCCTTTCTAAATGTTGGTGATACAATTCTCGGTATGGATTTAGCAAGTGGTGGACATCTAACTCATGGAGCTCCTGTTACTATTTCAGGTAAATGGTTTGATGCTCATACGTATGGTGTTGG